CCTGCCTAGCAGAAGCCGAAGTCTATATTGCGACTAACAAGCGATATGGACGTGACTGGTCTGAGTTTAAAAGACATTTGGAGTCAGGAATGCAATCCATTCCTCCTCTTAAGTCTCGCGACTTTGAACCAACGTGTTTTGTCCTTTCAGGACCTGCAGGAAAAGGTAAATCAGCTGCATGGAAATCTATAGTTGGCACCGAGCTAGAATGCAAGACTTTTGAGGAAGTCCAGGCGAAAACCTATACCTGGAACACAACCTCAGAGTACCAAACCGGCATTTCTGGAAAAGACGTCATACTATTCGACGACTTCTACCAAGACAAAAAAGCCGGTGAAAATCTTGCTCTAATTGGTCTAATAACCACGGCCCCCATGGCAGCAGTCACAGCCAACATTGCAGGCTCCGAAATCAAAGGCATGCAAGTCGATCCAAAAGTTGTAGTGCTATGCACCAACTCAAACCCCGAACATGCAGGTCAAGATATGACCTCACCAGACGCCCTTGCACGACGTTTCGATCTAGAAATCGAGCTCTTCGCACGAGTAAACTTTGAAGACCTTGACGCTCCCATCGGAATCGTCAAGCGGTGTGTTGAATATGAAGCCATCATCGGCACACAACTCAATCTTGCTCAAGCTCGAAGTCTATTCTCTCTCATCCATCGAAAGAAGAGAGAATCATTTCGACACGTCACAGACAACATGGAGAAGACTCTAGAGCTCGAACCAGTTGGACTACTTCCACAGCTAAACCCAATCCGTGATAATCTTGCGGAATGGCAAAAACATGGAGACTTTTCACGAGACCTTGATCGTCTTGTCCTCAACCCAGTTCCTATTATGGAAATTGATGAGGACGAACCGAAGAAAGACTCAAAACTCTCTTCATTCAAAGCTAAGGTGAAGTCCATCTTCACGACCAAAGAGTCAGGCAACCTCGATGAGCTAATAGCCATCTCGAAGGGAGTCATCCTCGAAGGAGCATTACTGGCCGTACCAGTGGTTTACGTAATTACGGTGGCCAAGGCCCTCTCCTACGTCTACTCGTGGTTTGGAGTCAAAATATGCAAAATGATGGGACTACGCAGCACAATATCTGCTGTCGTAGGTCCTGCAATTAAATGCATCATGGCGACTCTGACCACCATCGGCATTTCATTCGCCGCCTACAAGCTCTTCTCAGCAGTAAGCGAGTCAGGCACAACAAAGACCGCAAAACCCAGGTCCCCTGGCTACCTATCTACAAAGCCAGAGGCGGGTGACCTTGACCAACTAAACCCGCTCTTCAAGAAGGCAACTGGATCCATTCGAACATCTTATGGAACCACTGTCAACTGCGTGTTCATTGGTGGACACTACATTCTCACTGTGAGACACATCTTTGTCGACACGATGACGGGTGGCTACATTCCAAATGGAACGGAGTTTTTTATCAACACTCCTCTTTGGAAATCTGGCGAGAAACCATTCTCGTTCAGTCAAACCCAGCTAGTCCCGCTATCTCACGGCAACACCTATCTAGGCGACAAAGGCTACCGAGCTGATGTCATCCTCTTCAAACTCGATGAGCGAGTATTTTCTGCGCACAAGAATATCGTTAAACATTTCTGGCACGGAGACTATGACCTTACCAACTTTCGAGTTGAGAAGATAGACCTACTAGGCTACCAACAAGATGGCTCATACAGCACCGACTTCCAGATATCATCTGGTAAAGTCACACGAGATCAAATCCGAACGACTCGTCTCGAAGGCCGCGACGTGATTTATCACGTAGTGGCTGAGAGCGACTATGACTCCCGCCCTTCATCATGCGGAAGTCTCGTCCGTCTATCGGAAACTCAAGAGGAAGTACTCCTCGGCGTGCATGTAGCACGTGGTCTAACGAAGTATTCGTACTTCCACTTTGTCACCAGTGACGCCCTACTGGAAGCGCTTGAGCGTGACCAAAAAGCAGTCATTGACATAGATACAGACCACGTCGATACTACAGCCGAATGTGCAGTAACATTCCTCCCCGAGAATACATCTCTTGTGTATGTCGGTGAGGTAGAACATAGAGTCTACCAAAACACAAAGACGTCTCTCCAACCATCAGACGTCTACGAGGCGCTCGGTCCTCATCTAACCGAGCCATCCCCCCTTGCTGGCTATGACGAACGAATCCCACTCAAATACCAAGGAGTGGAGTTCTATCGTCAACTTTTCAGCGGATACATCGTCCGACCAGGAGCTTTCCTTCCGGAAGAGCTAACGGCAGCCGCCGACTCTCTCCGATCCCAATTTCAAGGAATTCTTTCAAAATCGGTGTATCAACCCCGAAAGCTGAACCTCCATCAAGCCATAAATGGCATTAAAGGCAAACCAGCCAACACTCGAATGGATATGACCACTAGCTGCGGCTATCCCTACGTCTGCGAAGGTCTCAAGAAGACCGATCTCTTTGAGGACTGGGGCGATATTCTCGTCCCCGGTTCTCGAATCGAGACTGACTACAGGAACGTCATGAAACAGATCGAGAACGGAACAATTCCCTTCTCTCCTTTCATCCTGACCATTAAGGACGAAAGAATAAAACTCGCCAAGATTGCTACTCCAAAGTCGCGCATTTTTGCATGCGGCAACGTGATCAACTTTCTTGTATGTAGGTCGTACTTCTACACCTTCATGATGTCGATGTACCATGCCGACGTCCACGAGCTATTCTTCCGCCCTTCCCTTGATCGGCTATCCCTCGACTGGCATGAGTATGCTAGCTACATGACTGAAGTAGGGGATCATGGATTCGACTTCGACTACAAGTTCTATGATCGAACTCTATCCCATCTCCTCCTCTACAAATCAGCAGAGCTAATGCTCACAGGCCTGAACCTTCCCGAACGCGAGCAGGCTACCCTTCTCGAATGGATCTGCAGTCCCCAAATGATATGGCGAAAATCCCTATTTACCTCACAGGGAATCAACATGTCCGGTATTCTCATCACATATACCGTCAATTGCATTTCAAACGAGATCATGCATCGCGCCGCCTGGACTCACTTGTCAAAAATTCACCGACCAAATCTGGTGGAAATGTCAAGCTACAAAAAGTACACGCGCGGTATGCGTGGTGGTGACGACACAATCACAGTCGTACACTCACACGTGGAGGAATGGTACAATGGAGTATCAGTATCAGAGTACCTCAACGAAAGAGGTCTAGAAGTGACCTCCCCCCAGAAAAACGCACAGATACGTCCCCTCACGTCTTTCTTCGACATGTCTTTTCTTAAGAACGAGACACGCTCGCGATTTGGATATTTCATCCCACTCCCAGAACTAGACTCTCTTGTAGAGTCATGCTACTGGATTCGTCTAAAT